CTTACTCATCGTCTTCCTCCTCCTCTTCGTCTTCCCCTTGAACATCGTCTACTGGGAATAGGTTAGTATTTAATGATTCTAGTTTCTTTTTAGTAGTTCCAATAGTATTTATACCGGCTTTTCTTAAAAGCTTACGTCTTAATTCATCATTCTCTTCTAGTAAAGCTAAAAATTTCTCTTCTCCTCTACAGAGAGTTTCTCCTTTATATTTATAAACTCCACCATTAGATTTTTGTATAATCTCTTCCTCTATAAGAATCTCATTTAACCAATATATCTTATCAAAACCTACGTCATGGTATTTAGAGTTATTATATACGGGAGCAGCTTTTATAGTCCCTCTTGGAGGAGCAACCTTATTCTTCATTGTACGGATTGAAGTTACTCTACCAATCTTTCTTTCCTTCCCTTTTATCTTCTTCGTTAAGGATTTACCTCCATATAAACCTATTCTTTGAGAAGCATAGAATTTTAAGGCAGCTCCTCCAGGAGTAGTATCAGGATTTTCAAACATACCTGCTTTTAGATTAGTACGTAATTGATTAATATAAATCTGAGTTACTCCCAAAGAGTATAACATTTCATTTCTTATACGGAAATATTTATATATGGCTTTTGCTCGATTACCCATATCGGCAGAAGCATTACTCATTTCGGAGTTTATATTTATTTCGGTGTCCAGAGCCGAAACTGAATCCAAAATTAGTAATATAGGTTCATTATTTACTAGCTGACTTCTCCAATATAATGCCATAGATGCAACCCAATCAGATATTTTTTCTATAGCAGTTTCTCTATAGATAATTACCCTACTTAAATCTAGTCCATTAATCTCAGCCCAAGAATTAGTAAAAGATTGTTCAGCATCTATCCACAAAACTACTCCATTCAAATACTGACAGGAATATGCGAAATCATATGCCATTAGACTTTTACCAGAGGATTCAGTACCAAATAACTCAAGTATCTTCCCATACGGAATTCCTCCACCTAAAATATAATTAAAAGCTAAAAATCTTGAAGGTAACCAAGGTAACTTAGAATCATCTTCTTCTAAAGCTATAGAAAAACCTGGGAATTTCTTCTTCATCTCATTCAGAGAGGGTACTTTTATTTTCTTCCTTGCCATAGTTCTTTAAATTTATATCTTATTATTTTATTTATCATTGATTTGTTCGTATTGAACATCTCTGCTAATTCCATAATACTAACACCATCACAATAATAGTCAAACAACTCTGGTATTTCTTTATTTACCCATCTAGGGCATTCTTCTCCTTTTTGTTTTCTACCATCTACTATCATCTGAGCCATATTCTCTTGGTGTGTACCCCAATATAGATTTTTATAATGATTATTTAATGGGTTATTATCTTTGTGACATACACAAGGTTTATTCTCTGGGTTAGGTATATAAGCTAAAGCTACTAACCTTGATACCGAGTATGACTTATTTCGTATCTTTACTCGTTTGGTACTATAGGTTGGAGTTTTAATCATTATCTTTACTCTCCTTTCTCTCCATACCTTTCCCAATTTACCAGCATCGTTCCCGTTAGGTATTACCCTTGAGTATATCTGACCTCTTTTAGAGATATAATATCCTGGACATCCAGGTATGTTATCATACTTTGCCATAATGTAATCTCTTTAAACTAAATAAGGTAGTAACCGAATGAATCTAATTACTACCTTATCGAATGAAACCATATTTACTAACCCTTAAATATCAGATTTGTATTTTCTCTTTTTCTTTGGTTTTTCGTCTTCCATGTAATGGTCCCGATGTAATCCCTTTTTCTTCTTTTTCTTTGGAGCATCATCTTCATCATCTCCATGGTCTTCATTGAGGAATTTTGCAAGCATTTCCTCAAGTTCATCGTAGGATTTGATTTGAGAACGAACTATACCTTCCAAATCTACCGTACCTTGGTATTTCTTATCCAACTTAGTTGGTTTACAAGCACGAGCAGAATAGGTAGTATCCATTTTACCTGAACCAGAACGGATGATTTTGATATCATATCCGTTTTTCGGGTCAGTCATATCACCGGCTTCATCCTCATCAAGGTAAAGGTCAATAACATCCTGATATACTGAGCGTGGAACAAGAACTCCCTTATCCTGGCCATCGTAATCAAATTTAGTACCTTTTTCGTCTACATATACTGGACCTCCCAATACATATTTTCTTCTGGGTACTAAAGTTTTCGCAAGTTCCTTGTCATCTTCATCCTTTGAATTTTTCAATTCTTGGTATTTCTCCATGAAAGGACATGGTTCATCAAAAGTAGCCGGAGATATAACTCCACCCAAATCTTTACCTAAATAGAATTGAATAACTTCTATACCCAATTCCTGGTCATCACCCGGAGATTTGATTCTCATCCTTAAAGTACCTTCTTTAGGATATACGAATCCACCTCCATTACCTTTTGATTCCAGCTGTTTCTTTCTGGCCAGCATCTTTTCTTTTGTAGAAAGTCCATCTGAGGATACTTTCTTTTTCTTTTTGTCTTTTATCATAATAATTACTCGTTTGGTTCGGTATAGATTACCTCGTTCATACTTAACACTGTAAGAGTGTTCTTTTCCAGAAGTTGTTGCAATGCAGGAGAAAGCTTGTCTGTTTCAAATTCCATTTCCTTACCTGCATATAAACCATAGGTAACAATTCTACCGATAGCAACAAAGTCCTTATAGGTGTTATATTCTTCGGTGATGATACCAGATTTTACTACTACTCCCTTACGAGGTACTCCCTCTTTTACTTGTTCCGGAATAAATAGTCCGGATTTTGTTTGATTTACCTCTTTTGGAGATAAAATCAATACCCGGTTCTCTGTTGGACTACCAGGCAATTCTTCATTAAATTTCTGAGCTACTGCTACAGATACGAAAGTCAATGAATAGTTCATATTTCTTATATTTTAAAAGTTAGTAATTGATTATAGTTCCTATCTATCTTTCCTTAGGTTGGCATTAATAGTCCTGAGTATATTCTCTCTAGACTCATAAGCTCTACAGATTGAAATATACTTGTTAGCCTTTTCTACTGCCTTCAAATATCTTTGATATATGGATTTATATTTAGGGCTTACGTTTGCTTTATGTGATACGTAGTCATTGTTGAATCTCTCGTTAGATTCTTTAATATAAATCCATGCAGAAGAATAGGCTTCGTCCTTTTCCCTTGCTAGTGCATCCCTTTCTTTAATATATTTATCTCTTAAAGAACAGAATATATAATAACTAGAAGGAGATTCTCGTAGCTGAGAATTGATGAGATTTTCGTTTATAGATAATTCTTTTTGGATATCTATTTCTAATATCCTACCTTCGAATTTAACCTTTAGTTTCTTCAGTTCCGTTTTCATATTGTAATAGGTTCTTAAAATCCTCTTTACTATATTTACCATCTTGGATGGCTTTTGATACTTGAGCGAATGCACATCTATATGCAACATCCATACCAGGCAAATGAAGGAGAGATTTGTATGGTGCCATCTTATCAATCAAAGCCTTGAACCTTAAGTCGCATAAATTATCAGTTCCACCCCTATCAACCAGAATCATAAACAAAGCCCAATAAATATGGGTAGCATCTTCATATGCTAACCTTGCCTCTTCATCTTTCATAACTCCAAAAGCCAAATCCTCTAATATGTTGAGGTTAGATTGTAATTGCTCTATCTGAGTTTTAATCCGATTGAATAACATCTTATCTCTACCTACTAATTGTAGATTACATAACCTTAATTGTCGATTAAGATTTTCGATAGAGAAATTTAAGCAAGCAGCTACCATGTAAGTTAGTGATGATAGTCTGTTAGCATTCAAAATATCTTCTTCGTTTGCCATAGTTTCATAAATTTATATTATTTATGTTGTCATAGTATCCTCTCTTTTTACTTTTGTAGTGGATTTAGCATTGTCTTTATGATGAAGGTACCGATTGCAACCAGGACATTTAACCAATTTACAATCTGCAAAAGTATGTGAATCCACTTCTGAATAATCATATTCGAATTCACAATCACAATAAGGGCATTTAGCTCTCCATACCGTGG